CGTTGACGGCGCCGCCGACGTTGACGGCGATCTGGCCGCGGCCCTGAAGGAAGTCCCGGACTCGTTCGGAATCTCCTGGGCGGAGCCGAAGAAGGCCGTCAAGAAGGCTGCTCGCTCGAAGCCGAAGGAGTAGCCATGGCGGCGCTGGCGACTGAGGCCGAGCTGGAACTGCTCACCGGGCAGGACATCGCCTCCGATAAGGCGGCGTTGCTGCTGAACACGGCGAGCGGCGTGGTGCGGGGTGTGGTGGGCCAGACGCTGTCCCTGGTGGTCGACGACGCGTTGACGATCATGGGGACGACGAGCGTCTGGCTTCAGCTCCCCGAGTCGCCGGTGGTCGCTGTGGCCTCGGTCGAGCTCGACGGGGAGGCACTGGTCTCCGGCACCGACTACAAGCGGTTCGGGGATCGGCTGTGGCGGGCGACGGGCTGGCGCTCGTGCCCGTCCGAGCCCACCGCGGTCGATGTCGTGTACACGCACGGTTGGGCGGACGCGGACTGGCATCTGGAGACCGCCCGGTCGATGGTGCTCACGTTGGCGGCGAACAAGCTCGCGAACCCGACATCCGCCGTGTCGGAGTCGATTGACGACTGGCGGGTCCGGTATGCCGTCACCGCCGAGGATCTGCCTGATGCTGCGCGCGCGAACCTGTTGGACGCGTATGCGGGGAAGGCCGGGAACTGGTGAGCATCGACGGGGCATTGGCGCGGGGCCGGGCTGCGGCGGAGACCATCATGGTCGACTCGTGCACGATCCGGCGCCGCACCGGCACCACCACCGACCTGTCAACAGGTGAGGTCACGCCGACCTACTCGACGCTGTACACGACCCAGAAGTGCCGTGTGCAGTCCAGCGGCAACTGGGGTGAAGCACGGGATGTCGGCGAAGCCGCCCTCGTGCTCCTCATGCTCCAGGTGCAACTGCCGATCGCGGTCGTGGGCCTCGAGAAGGGCGACGAGATCACCATCGACGCCTCGGTGCATGACCCGGATCTTGTCGGCCGGGTCGTCCGCATCCGGGACCTGCACCACAAGTCCCATGCGACGTCGCGGCGAGTCATGTGCACGGAGGTGACGGGGTGATCGACATCGACGACTCCGAGATCCGCGCGTACATCGCCGAGCTCGACCGCCTTCCCAAGGAGCTGCATGACGAGGTCGTGAAGGTTGGCGAGAAGGCCGCGCTGAACATCAAGAAGGACTGGGCGCGCGCCTGGTCTGGTCACTCGTACATTGGGCCGCTGTCGCGGGCGGTCAGCTACGACCGCAAGTTCAGCGGTTCAGAGGTCGAGTGGGAGATCGGCCCCGACAAGGACCGCGCTCAGGGCGCTCTAGGCAACGTCATCGAGTACGGGACGGTGAAGAACCCGCCGATACCTGGTGGACTCCCCGCCCTCGACCGTGAGGCCCCGCGCCTGGAGCGGTACCTCGGCGACGCAGTTGAGGACGTGCTCGGTGGCTAGCCAAGTCGCGCAGCCCGCCGCTGCCGCGTTCCTCGACCTGTTGGGCACCAACGGGAACCTGACCGTCGTGGACGGCGACGTCGCCAACGAACAGGACCCGCCCTATGCGGTCGTGTACTTCGCCGGCGGCCACGATGGCGGCGACAATCTGTCCCGCTGGTCGAATGAGGCCACGATCCGCGCCTACGTCCACTCGGTCGGGAACACGGCAGCGGCGGCACGGGTCATTGCCGGGCAGGCCGCGGCGACGCTCCTCGATGAGCGGTTGACGGTAGCTGGCTGGGCGTGTGGGCCGATCCGCCGCGAGTTGACGAACCCGCCGCGGCGTGACGAGTCGACCGGTATTGCGGTGATGGACCAGGTCGATGTCTACCTGTGGCGGATGACCGTCGCTTAAGAGTTCTCACGTTGCGCGGCGATGCTGCTGCACACGGCGCCGGCGGCCGAACTGATCGAGATGACCAGCATGCCTGTTGCTGCGACGACGACGCCGGAGAGCTGACCCGTCGGGTTGGAGTTGTTCTCCATGAACGGGTTCGGGTTGAAGTGGGTGCTGTTGATCAGCACGATCACACCGGTCACGACGAGCACCGCTCCGAGGATGAACACGATCGCGAGCCTGGTCTGGATTCTCTCCATTGTTGGGCCTCTCTCAGGGGATGAGCCCTGATCTTACCTGCGGGAGCGTCGGTCCACATCGACCGAACGTCCCGCTTCGTATCCGCACAAGCACCAGGAGCAGCAATGCGCTTCATCGAACTGCGCCACCCGAAAACGGGTGCGACATGGTCCTGCCCCGCTGGCGCCGTAGAGGCGTGGCTGGCGAAGGGCTGGAAGAAGGCCGAAGCCGTCCCGGCTGAGGCGAAGACCACCGGGAAGGAATCGAAGCCCAATGGGTGACATCATCGTCGACGGCACCGTGAAGGTCGCCTACGTGCCCACGATCGCGGCACTCGCCGCGCCGACCGTCGCTGAGCTGACGGCCGGAGACGACATCGACACGTTCATCACCGCCGACGGCCTGATCGGGTTCGAGCCCGAGACCGCCGAGGTGGACACCACTTCGCTGTCGTCCACGTTCGACACCAAGCGCCCCGGCCGTGCCTCGTTCTCCGGCACCATGCTGCGCCTGAAGAAGCAGACCGGCACCGACACGACCTACACGACCCTCGTTCGAGGCGTGGAGGGGTACATCGTGATCCGCCGCTACGTCGATGCCTCCACCGCGTGGGCCGCCGCCGACAAGGTCAGCGTGTACCCGATCCAGTGCGGTGAGACCAAAGAACTTGCGCCGGAGGCGAACACGACCGCCCGCTACGAGGTGCCGACCATGGTCACCTTCGAGCCCGAGCTGCGCGCCGTGGTCGCCACGTGATCGAGGCCCTCAAGAACGCGAAACTGCCTGAGGCGGTTGTCCCGGTGTGTCTCGACGCTTCGGCGATCGAGGCCTACCGGGAGGCCGAGCTCGAGGCTCGCCGTGCCGCTGCCGATTCCCTCTCTGGAAAGCCCGAGGCCCCCAAGGTGCCAGAGGATCTGGTGTCGCGGGTGGAAGCGTCCACGATCCGGTTCACTCTCCGTGCACTGCCTCGCAGGCAGTGGACCGACCTCGTGAAGAGCCACCCGCCTCGCAAGGACAGCCGCGAGGACCGGCAGGTCGGCTTCAACGAGGAGACGCTCTATGAGGCGTTGGTGCGGGCGTGCATCGTCGATCCTGTCCCCTCTGATGAGGAGTGGGCGCAGATCGATGAGGTGCTGACCGAGGGCGAGTGGATTCGTCTTGTGCAGACCGCCCAGGCATTGAACTTGAAGGGCACGTCGCTCCCTTTCTAGTGGAGCGGATCTGGGAGTCCGCCGAGCTCAAAGCGAAGGCTACGGCTGCGAGGAAGCTCGGGATCAGTCTCAAGCGGTTCGACGGGTGGGAGCCCAAGACCGTCTCGTGGCGCGAGAAACGCGACGGCCGCATGGTCACTGTGACTGAGCGGGAAACCGAATGGGATCTCGAGCAGCAGGAGTGGATGCTCGCCCTCGACCTGGCTGAGGCCGACGAATGCCCAGGATGCCATGGGCGCCTCTCCGAGACGACGCTCCCCGAAAACGATGGCGCGTACGTCCCGAAACCCCCGACCAGGTGCCACAGGTGCACTGCGGTCGGGATCGCCGCCGACCACGCCCGGAACTCGCCGCAACCGCAGGCCGTGCTCCTCAACGTCGAAAAGGTGAGGTGACATGGCTGAACGTACCGTCTCTGTCGGTATTCGCATGCAGATGGCCGGCGCCATCACCGCGGTCAAGAGCTACCGTCAGGCGTGGGTTGAGGCCCGCGGCGAGCTGCAGAAGAACGTCCTTGCCCACCGGGACGCGATTTCGACGCTGTCGCAGACCGCGACCGTTGCCGGTGCGGTCCTCGTCGCTGGAGTCGGGTACGCGGTCAAGAAGTTCGCTGATTTCGACGCCCAAATGTCGAACGTGAACTCGGTGTTGCACGAAACCGATCAGAACATGGCCCTCTTGAGGGACGCCGCCATGGACGCAGGACGCTCGACGGTGTACTCCGCGACCGAGGCCGCAGAAGCGATCGAGGAGCTCGGCAAAGCTGGTATCTCGACCGAGGACATCCTGTCCGGTGGACTCAACGGCGCACTATCGGTCGCCGCAGCAGGCAATCTCGATGTCGCGAAGGCTGCGGAGATCGCCGCGCTCGCGATGCAGCAGTTCGGCCTGTCGGGTGACCAGATTCCGCACGTCGCGGACCTGCTTGCCGCGGCCGCGGGTAAGTCCCTCGGTTCGGTTGAAGACCTCGGTATGGCGTTGCAGCAGTCCGGTCTGGTAGCGAACCAGTTCGGGCTGTCGATGGAAGACACCACGGGTGCGTTGGCGGCGTTCGCGTCGGCGGGCCTCATCGGGTCTGACGCGGGCACGTCCCTGAAGACGATGCTCTTGATGCTCGCCAACCCGTCGAAGGAATCGGCTGGGCTCATGGAGGAACTCGGCATCAACGCCTACGACGCGGCAGGGAACTTCGTCGGGCTCACAAACCTGGCGGGGCAGCTCCAGACGAAGATGGCCGGGTTGACGCAGGCGCAGCGGGACCAGGCCCTCGCTCAGATCTTCGGTTCTGACGCACTCCGGGCCGCGAACGTCCTCTACACCGAGGGTTCGCAGGGCATCCAGGACTGGACTTCCGCGGTGGACGACGCCGGGTACGCGAGCGAAGTGGCCGCCGCACGTCTCGACAACCTCCAGGGCGACCTGCAGGGCCTGCAATCGGCGCTGGAGACCGCCTTGATCGAGACAGGCTCGGGAGCGAACACAGTGCTGCGCAGTCTCGTGCAGTCCGTGACTGACGCGGTGAACGCGTTCGGGACTCTGCCGGGCCCGGTTCAGACCACGTTGCTCGCGATCGGTGGTATCGGCGGCGCCAGCCTCCTTGCCGTAGGCGGTCTCGGGTCGATGATCGTCAAGGCTGCCGAAGTCCGTGAGGCGTTCCAGAATTTGCAGGGCTCGTCAGGGCGCATTACCGGGTCATTGCTGCGAATGGGCTCCATGCTCACTGGACCATGGGGCCTCGCGATCGGCGCCGGCATCACGGTCTTGGGCGCGTTTGCGGCTGAGCAGGCACGGTCGAAAGCGGATGTTGATGAACTGTCGCAGACGCTCGATGCACAAACCGGTGCGGTCACTGGGAACACGCGTGCCTGGGTTGCGAAGAAGCTGCAGGATGAAGGCGCATTCGAGACCGCGAAACGCCTCGGTGTCTCGCAGTCCGAGCTGGTTGACGCGGTGCTCTATGGCACTGACGCTCTGGCGGGGTACCGGGCCGAGATGGCGAGCTGGCAGGCGGCTGCGGATGCGACCGATGACGGCATGCTGGTCTTGACCGAGGACCAGAAAGAGCAGTTCGACGCAGCCGCGGATCTGGACAACCAGATCAGCCAACTGCAGGGGACCTACTCGGACGCCGCGGTCGAATCGGAGAACATGCGCGCCGCGGTAAGCGAAGGGACCGCCGCCGCTGACAACGCGTCCGCAGCGACGCAGGTGTACGCCGAATCGCTCGGTGTGAGTGCGACGGCCGCTGAGGACGCCAAAGCCGGGATCGACGAGCTCGACCAGGCACTCAAGGCGATCACCGACACTCTGTTCGGTGTTCAGGAAGCTGAAGACGCGGTCGCGGCAATCGTCAACCAGGCTACGGAGCAGTTCGCGGAGAACGGCGGCGCCCTCACCGGCAACACTGAAGCGGCACTCGACAACCGCGACACGATCCGCAACCTGATTAGTGCCTACCTCGACCAGGTTGCCGCGGTCGCGGAATCGACTGGGTCGCAGGAGCAGGCGATGGCGACTGCAGAAGACCTCGAAGCGCAGTTCCGCGACCTCGCTCGACGGCTTGGCCTGACCGAGGACCAGATCGACGACTACGCCGCGGCATTCGACAATATTCCGCGCGTGGTCAACACGACCGTCACGACCACGTACAAGACCCGCGGCCGGATGCCGAGCATCAAGGGCGGTGACATTGCGGTGGCCGACGGCGGCTACATCCCGGGTTTCGCTAATGGCGGGTACGCGCGCGGATTCCCGGTAGGTGGTTTCGTCACTGGAGCTGGGGGGCCTCGCACTGACGAGGTTCGGGCGCGTTTGTCGCCTGGCGAGTTCGTGATCAATGCGCGCGCCACGGCACGGCACCGATCCCTGTTGGAGGCCATTAACTCCGGGCGTACACGCACTGCGGCGCGCCCAGTCGCCTACAGCGGTTTCGGGCAGCCGTCTGCAAGCGGGGGCACCGTACGAATCCAGTTCGACTTCACGAACATCAGTGACGACTTTGCTAGAGCCATTCGGAAGACCGTCCGCGTTGACGGCGGAGGCAACGTGCAACTGGCGTTCGGGAGTCGCTGATGGTGTTCCCGACTGACCCGCTCGAGGTGAAAGCGGAGATCGCGCTCGGCGCGGACATCACCGGCGACCCTGACCTGTGGTCGTGGACGGACATCTCCGCGTACCTGCGAACGGCTGACGGCGCGCGGGTGTCGATCAACCGTGGCCGCCGGAACGACTCAGGGAGCACTTCGCCAGCGACCGCGCAGTTCGAGCTCAACAACGACGGTGGCCGGTTCTGCACCCAGAACCCGAACTCCCCGTACTTCCCGCTGCTGAAGGTCAATACCCCTGTCCGCCTGTCGGTGTCGACCGACTCGGGTTCGTCGTGGTCGGTGCGGTTCTCGGGCTACCTGTCGAAGTTGCCGACGTCCTGGGGCGGCGCTGCAGCGTCGATCTCGTGGGTGTCGGTGACCGCGGATTCGATTCTGCGGCGCCTGTCGAAAGAGGGCTCCAGGTCGCCGATGCGGTGGACGGCCCCGAAACTGACCTCGTCCGGCTGTATCGAGTACTGGCCGATGGAGGACAACGAGGACGCCACCGAGGTCTCGTCCTACTTCGCGGGCGGGATTCCGATGACCGCGGCGGGCAGTATCGAGATGGGTGCGTCGTCGCCGCCGTCAGGGTCGAAAGCCACGCCACAGTCCGATTACGCGTTCATGCTCGCGAACCCGCCGTCGTTGACGGGGGTTGTTCGTCCGTACGTGAACACCACCGCATGGACGGTCCTGGGGATCTTCAAGACCGATGCCGAGTCGGCGATCGACCAGGTCCTGATCGACTGCGACATCAACCATGGCGAGGGCAGCACCGACCCGGACCAGGTCCGGTTGCAGCTCGACGGGGACGCCCTGGCCATGTCGGTGTCGCAGGAGGACGGGACGGTGCTGGGGACGTACCCCGGCGCAATCCAGACGACCGCGCCGAACGACGGCAACTGGCATGCGATTGCGTTGACCGCGAACCAGAGTGGCGCGGATGTCCGGTTCGAGTTCCAGTACGAGGGCAACACGTATGGGCTGACGATTGCGAACAGGACCCTGGGGACGATCCGCCGGGTCGGGTTCCCGTCGACGGCGATCACAACCCCGGGGGCGTTGCTCGCTGTCGGGCATCTCGCGGTGTACAACTCGAAGCTGGGTTCGGTCTCGGTTGGAACGTATGCGGCTGCGGCGCAATCGCATCTGACCGCTAACGGGGAACGCGCGGACCTTCGGATCAGTCGCCTGATTACCGAATCGAGTTTGCTCTACTCGATCGCGTCGATCCCCGGCGAAGTCGAGATGCTGGAATGCGTCGGTTCGCAGTCAGACGGGAACATCCTCTCGGCTATCGAAGACGCGGTCGAGGCCGATGGCGGGATGCTGTATGAGCCGCGGGATGTCACGGACGATTCGCTGACGTTCCTTTCAAGGTCGGCGATCAACGTCAACGCGATCGGGACTCCGGCATTGTCGTTGACACAGGCGGATTTCGCGATCATCGAACAGGGCGATGACGACTACTACCTGGGGACGTCGGTGACGGTGACGGGCGCGGGGTCGTCAGTAACCGCGGTGCGTGAACCGGTCGAGAACGAAGTCTCCGAGTCCAGGAACATCCGGTTCGCTGACCGCCTGGACGACTACGCGGGCTGGGCCCTGTACCAGGGCACTCGGGGCGACTATCGGTACCCGCGTATCCAGATCCTCTTGCACGGCGCCACGGGCCAGATAGCGGCGTGGAAGACCACGGACCTCGGTGATCGGGTGCTGATCACGGACCCGCCGCCGGGGTTGGTGGACGACATCGACCTGATCTTGGAGGGCTACCAGGAGTCGTTCTCCCAGTTCGAGTGGACGGCGGAGTTGTACTGCTCGCCGGCATCCCGGTACCGGATCGCGAAACTCGACCACACCACATATGGCCGCATGGACACTGCCGGGTCCAGGCTGGTCAACGCCATCACGACGACGGCGACGTCCATGGATGTCGAGACGACGACGGGCGCCGAATGGTCCACGGCCACAGGGTATGACCTCGGTGTCGGCGGGGAACGCATGACGGTCTCGGCGGTCGCTGGTTCGTTCTCGGACTCGTTCACCAGGACCACGTCGAACGGGTGGGGGACGTCCACGTCCGGGCACGCCTGGTCGACCACGGGCGGGTCCGCCTCGGACTACAGCGTCGACGGCACGAGGGGCCTCATGTCCCTTGGGTCTGTCGCGTCGCTCCGATCGACCTACATCACCAGTCTCCCGTCCGCGACGATCGACCGGACCATCATCACCCGTATACCGGTCCTCGCCACCGGTGCGGGCATTCAAGTCCGGTTGGCGGCACGGTGGGATGTCGCGGCAGGCACCTACTATGCTGCGCTGCTTCGAGTTGAGACCACGCAGGCGGTCACCCTACAGATCATCAGAGTGGTCTCCGGTTCGACGACGACACTGCGGACGATGACCGTGCCGGGCCTGACCCATGCCACTACAACGAACTTTCGGTTGCGGCTTCGCGTCGAGGGGTCCTGGTTGTACGCGAAGGTGTGGGGCGGGGCGACAGAACCCGCTCAGTGGACTGACTGCGCTTGGGACACGGCGATCACTGCCGCGGGCGCGTGGGGGTCACGCGCGATGCTCATCTCCGGGAACACCAACGCGCTTCCTGTCGTCGTGCAGTTCGATGACGACACGGTGCAGACGCCGCAGACGTTCACGGTCACGCGATCGGTGAACACGGTCGTGAAGGCGCACTCCGCGGGGGACGCGGTGGGGTTGTTCCAGCCGAACCATTTGGGGCTGTGATGACGTTCTACTACCGGTATCTCAAAGCGGGGGACGTCGCCACTAAGGCCCTCCTTGATGACCGTGAGATCTTGTCCGTCTTCAAGAACGGCAACCAGACGGTCAACAACACCACCACCAACGTCACCGACAACGCGTTGACTCTGCCGCTCGCGGCTAACGCGACCTACCACGTTTCTGCGATGTTCATCGTCTACGGGCCGGCAGCAGCCGACTGGAAAGCGCTGTGGGCCTTCCCGTCGGGGGCGGCAGGGACCAGGTTCACGCACGGCCCCTCAACTGCCACAACCACCGTCCGTAACACCCAGATCAAGTTCCCAACCGCGTCACTGGGGACGAGCCTCACCTTCGGGACCGACGGCTCAGAGCCGTCCGCGATCCGCGAGGACATCTGGCTGGACACCGGCGGCACCGCCGGGAGCCTCACGTTGACGTGGGCGCAGGCAGTGGCAACGGTCGGAGATACGCGAGTCGAGCGCGGGTCGTGGATGACCGCGTACAGGGTGGTGTGAGGTGTCCGTCAAGTCAATGCCGCTGCTCGCTGGTGATGTGTTCACTGCCCACGGCTACAACCTCGGGAAACCCGCCTACGCGTGGAAGACCGTGAGTGAGTCGGTCGTGAACTCGGCGGTCGACCAGCTCGATGACGAGCTGTTCCTGCCACTCGAGCCGTTCTCCATCTACACCGTACGCGCCTGTTTCTCCGTGACGGGGCCTACCGCAGCGAAGCTCCGGCTCGGCTATTCGGTGCCCGCCGGCGTGCAGGGGCGGCGCCACAATGTGGGGCCTTCGTCGAATGCTGTGGCGACTACGGACACGATGCGCGTCTCCGTGCACGCCTGGCCGACAGCGGTTTCGTACGGGACGGTGACCGGTACGCCGGTGGCGATCATCGAAGAGGGCGTGCTCACTACGGAAGCCACTGGTGGTCTTCTGCAGGTCCAGTGGGCGCAGAACTTCGCGAACGCTACCGCGGTCACGCTCGAGGCGCGCTCGTTCCTCATGGCGCGGCAGGTGATCGCGTGACGCTCACATGGAACTCGTCAGAGTTGCTGACAGGCCAGAAATTCCAGGACAAGTCCCTGATCGTCGCCTTCAAAAACGGCAAACAGAGCTACTCGTCCGTCACCGTTCCCCGTCCTGACGCCGACATCACGATGACTCTCCCGCAGGTCTCGGCGACCTACCTCGTGGAAGTCAACGTCGGCACGATGGGCAACACTTCGGGAGACATCGTTCTGCAATGGAATGTCACCGGGGGCGCCACCGTTTTCCGGACCACCCAGGCGATGACACTGCCCGCTTCGAGTAGCAGTGACACGAACATGGTCTCGGTCAAGCAGTCGACGGCTGCTCAGGCCTCGGGCACTGCGATGACTCCGGCACCGTGCGCGGTGAGGGAGAAGCTCATCGTCCTCACGAGCACGGAACCGTGCACGTTGACGCTCTGGTGGGCGCAGAACACCTCCTCGACCACTTCGTCGAGCATCACCGATTACGGCTGGGCGTCTGCCCGCCGCCTCGCATAGGAGAGATCCACCATGTCTATCACCCAGCGTTCTTGGCTGTCCCGCAACGCCCGGGCGCTCGCCGCCGCCGTGGTCATCGCGGCCGCCGTCCTCCTCTTCGCACAGGACGATTCGGCCTCCGGGTCGACGTACACCTCCAATGAGGCCGTGACCTACCAGGAGTTCGCGGGGACCATCCGCAACACGGGCAGCGGCTGGTACATCCTCGACGACTCCGGCCACACCCCGGATGACCTGTCCTCGATCGGCACGGTCACCTCCACCTCGGTTCGTGTCAACTACCCGGGCTGCGCAGAGATCACGAGTGTGATCGTGGGGCCTGACGACACGTACGCGAAGGACTACGGTGCCTCGTTTGGCGCGAGCGTCGGCCTCACCTACATGGTCATCACTGGCTCGATCAACGACTCGTCGGATTCCGGTACTGCTCAGGACGTCTGGGACCCCACCACCGATTTCAACGGCAGCTCGAACATTTGGATCATGGGCCGCTGCATCCCCGCCTAGACCACACAACCGCAGACAGGAGGGCCGCATGGCCTGGAGGCTCGCGAAGTCCCTTGTCGTGTTCCGCGACGAGCTGAACACGATCGCGCCCAACCGCTCGAAGAGGAGCGATGGCACGATCGGCGACGCTGCACACGCGGCCTCGTCCTCGGACCACAACCCGAACGACGCCGATGTGGTGTGCGCTTTCGATGCCACGCACGACCCCGCAAACGGCGCGGACATGGGCGCCATCACAGAGCGCCTGCGGAAGAACCCACCTCGAGCGTTGAAGTACATGATCTTCAACCGCCGCATCTGCTCTCGCAGGAACGGCTGGAAGTGGGTCTACTACTCGGGCCCGAGCGCACACACCGAGCACGCGCACTTCTCGGCCGGGGAGGGCCCGGACGGACATAGCACCGGCCCCTACGACGACACCAGCCCTTGGGGTCTCCTCGGTTCCCAACCCACCATGAATGGAGGCATCATGCTCCCCAAGCAGGGCGACAAGAACACCTCGGTCGGGTACTGGCAGGGCATCCTGAATGCCCTCGGGTACTCGCTGACGGTTGATGACGATTATGGCCCGAAGACCACGTCGATGGTCCGGGCCTGGCACACCGACTATCTGAAGCGCCACGGCTCGACAGCCAAACCGGTCGACGGGAAGTCGATCACGCCCTCGATCGCGCGTGAGCTCCAGACGGAGTACTTCGCGAAGCGACTGGAAAGCAAGTTCCGCGGCGAGCGCGGGCCCGCAGGCCCTGCTGGTCCGGCCGGCAAGGACGGCGTCCTGCGACTCCCGGCGAACGTATCGATCACCGGTCAGGTAACCGCGATCGATGGCGGCGCGTAACGGCGTCTCTGTGCCTAGCCAGGGGGTGATCGTGGCCGATGAGGCGATCGGGCGAGAGATCCGACAGCTCCGGGAAGACCTCAAGGACGACCTCGGAGACATTAAGACGCAACTCGGTGCGCTACTCCCACGGGAGGTGTACTCAGCCAACCACGAGGCGCTCAAACGCCGCGTGGACGTCCTGGAGCGGGACATCGAACGGCAGGAGGCCGAACGGACGAATACCCGCCGGTGGCTCATCACTGCGATCGTGGTCCCCACGGTCTCTCTTGCTGTGTCAATCATTCTGGCGGTCACATGAGCAAGTTGACTAGACGGCGCCTCGGCGACTGGGCGGTGGCTCTCGTGGCTGCCGCCGTCGCCGTCGTCGTCACATGGGGTGCGGTACAGACCGGCCGTAACGCGGAACGCATCAACCAGCAGGACGAGCAGATCAGTGTCCTCGCGCAGGCGCTCGGTGACGAGCAGTCCGCAGCCGAAGCTCGCGGGGAGGAACCGGTCGCGCCTGACCCTGGTGACCTCATTGATGATCCCGGGGACTACACGGGCCCGCAGGGACCAACTGGGCCTCCGGGCCCGGGGCCGACCGAGGCGCAGATCGCCGCTGAGGTCGCGGGCTACTTCGAGGCGCATCCACTCCTCGGGCAACCGACCGCGGCTGAGCTTGCCGCAGCGGTCGCTTCGTATCTCGCGGGCCATCCCGCTGAGGTCCCTGATGACCGTCTGTACGAGGCGATGGCCGCGTACTTCGAGGCGAACCCGCCACCTGCAGGCCAGGACGGCGCTGATGGCGAGGACGGTGCCGATGGCGCCCAAGGTGATCCCGGCCCGCCCCCCACTCGGGCCGAGATCCAAGAGGCCGTCGAGGCGTATATGGCGGAGCATCCGCTGCCGATGTGCCCGGAGGGCTTTGCCCCTGAGGCGCACACCGTTGTCACTGATTCCGGCCCGATCGATGCGGTGATCTGCGTCGAGACTCAATCCACCGAATAGGAGCAAGAAATGTCCGAAACCACTCGCGCCC